TCGCCACCACCCCGACAAGGCGCGTCGCGTGGGACCCACAGAGCGGCGACGTGGCCACAGGTGGCGGCGCGGGGTGTGGCGTCATCGGCTACGCGCGCTCAGCGCGAGGCGCGCTTCTCCTCGCGCAGGCCTACGCGGCAATGCGCGGTGAGCCCTGCGGCTACGTCGGCCAGCCACTGGCGACAGGCGCAGGGCCTCGCATGGTCAGTCGCGTGCGTCACGGTGCGGTGCAGCTCGAAGGGTCCAGCGTCTGGCTCGACGTCCGCAACATCGTGCCGAGCGCGTTGACGGACGCGCCCGAGGCGATGTAGTTTCCCGGCGGCATGCGACTAGCCATCTACCGGGACGTGCGCTCCACCACTGCTGCGCGCCTGGACTGGGAGTGGTCGCGCGTTGCCGAGCTCCTCACCACACCTCGCGCCGCCGCCTGTCGAGTCGACGACGGCTCTTGCCTCGGCCACGATCCGCATCCCGGGAAGTTAGAGACTATCGCGTGGAGCCCTGTGGCACTGCGAGAGGGGGCTCAGCGCGGTAACGGAGCTGTCGAGGCTGTCACCGCGCTGGTGCTGGACCTCGACGAGGTGAGCCCCGCTGACGTGCGACGAGCGCTCAGCGTACTCGAGCCCTACGAGTACGTGGCGCACTCGACGCACGCCCACCGCCCGGACAGCGGGCGCGTGAGCCTGCGCGTGGTGCTGCCGCTCTCGCAAGAGATCCCGGCTGCGCAGTGGCGAGACTGGCGAGCGCAGCAACTCGCTCAGTGGGCACTGCCGGTCGACGAGCTCCGCGACCTGAGCCGCATCTATTTCCTCCCGTCGCACCCCGCCGACGTAGCGCCGTGGACGCTGCATCACACCGGCACGGTGCTCGAGGTGCGGCTGTCACCGGCAGCGCCGGTCGTCGCGCTCAGCGCGCCGCAGTCGCTCAGCGAGTCACCAGTCGTCGAGCTCGATGCGCTGAGAGCGCGACTGCGCGCAGTCGTGAATCCAGCACACGCGGCACTCATCGCCCGTGTCCTTGGGGGCGAGCCGCTAGGGTACAGCCCCGCGCAGCGGGTGGGGGCGCTCGCCGACGCGGAGTCGAGGGACCGAGCCATCCTGCACCTCACCGGGCTGATGGCTGCTGTGCTGCCGGATGGCGTACCCGTCGAGGCACGGCTGGAGCTGTGCCGCGAGTCCCTCTCAGCGATGGACCACGCGCCGCAGGGCTACGAGCACTGGCGCGCGCAGCTGGAAAAAAAGATGCGGGGCTACGCCGCCTCGACAGCTACGGAGCGGAGGCACGAGGCCACCGCGCAGCAGATTGTAGTCAACACGCTGATGCCGCCAGCGCCCGAGCAGGAGTCGGAGGGCTCCCCACCGCAGGATGCTCCCGAGCCGGTTTTTGATTCGGACGGGAAGGGGCGGGCAAAACAAACGTTCGCGAACACGATGCTCGCAGTCAGCGCCCGCTACGGCCACGAACTGGCCTACAACGCGATGACCGGGCAGATGGAACTGAGAGGCGTAGCTGTCCAGCGAGAGCATGTGAGCGCTGTTCGCACCGCGCTCGGCCTGGCGCCCGACCCGTTCCATCGCCTTAACCCGTCAGCTGGCGACTGCCGCGAGGCGATGTGGACCGTGGCTCATCAGCGCGTGTACCATCCGCTGCAGGAGCGGCTGCGCTCGCTCGTCTGGGACGGGACGCCGCGTATCAACACCTGGTTGCGCCGCTATCTGAGCGTCGCTGAGCGGCTCGACGACGGCACGGACCTGTCGCTGTACCTCACGGCCGTGTCGAGGAAATGGCTGCTCGCTGCGGTGGCGCGCGCGATGAACCCGGGCTGCAAAGTGCAAAACGTGCTGGTGCTGGGCGGCGAACAGAACGCTGGCAAATCCTCGAGCCTTGAGATGCTGGCGCTGCAACGCGAGTGGTTCACGGATACCGCCATCGGGATCGACCACCCCAATATGCCGCGCGTCACGACGAGTAAGTGGATCATCGAGCTCGCCGAGCTGAGCTCGCTGAGTCGGAACGACCACGACGCCCAGAAGGGTTTTTTCACGCGCGACGTGGAGCATGTGCGTCGCCTCTATGAGGAGGCAATGATCGACCTCCCCCGGACATGCGTGTTTGCCGGGTCGACCAACCGCAACGACTACCTCAGCGACCCGACAGGCAATCGGCGGTACTGGCCCGTGGTGATTGCCGGCGTCATCGACCTAACTGCACTGCGCGCCGACCGCGAGCAGCTCTGGGCTGAGGCTGTCGTTGCATACGACGCAGGCGTGGCTGCTCGGACAGAGTGCCTGTGGTGGCTCACCGACGCCGAGTACGAGGCCGCAAAACTCGTGGCGAACGACCACACGAGCGACACGACCGAGGCATGGCGCGAGGCAATCGTCTCCTGGCTGGTGCGCGACGGACGAGAGCACGTGACACTACGCGAGGTCTGCCAGCTGGCGCTCGAGATGAGTGTCGAGAACGTGCCTCGACATGCGCGGACCGTATCGGAGGTGCTGAGGGGCATCGGCCTGCAGCGAGCCCAGCGAGGTCGCACGAGCCGATGGATGGTGCCAGGGGGGTTGCGCGTCTCGCAGAAATCAGATAAACAGTAAAAGCACAACGGAGCGACCACAAATGACGAGAGACGAGCTGTTGCAGTGGATGGCGGACCACAACGCCTGCGACGATGCAACCCTCTGGGTGCAGGCGCAGCCCGTCGAGTCGACGGCGCAGGAGCTGTGGCTGCGCTGCGAGCGGCCGGACTGGATGCTGTGGCTGGCAGGACGAGGCACCGCTACCCAGGTGACGCTGGTGCGTGTCGCAGCGGACATCGCACTGTCGGCGCAACACCTCATCCCACCAGGCGCGCTGCGCGACGCGTCCGCACGGGCCATCGAGGCGGCACTAGCGTGGGCCGACGCACCGAGTGAGGTGACTTGCACCGCCGCCTATGCCGCCTATGCCGCCGCCTATGCCGCCGCCTATGCCGCCGCCCGCGCCGCCCGCGCCGCCGCCCGCGCCGCCGCCCGCGCCGCCCGCGCCGCCGCCTACGCCGCCGACGCCGCCGCCGCCTATGGCACCTACGCTGCCGTCCGCGCCGCCGCCAACGCCGCCTATGCCGCCGCCTACGCCGGGCGAGACATCTGCGACATTATCCGGTCGCGCATTCCGGAGGTGCCACTGTGACGAGCGCAATTACCCGGCTGTTCCCGTCACTGCGGCCACGAGCGCGGTACGCCGACGAGATGCGCGCACTGTCTGAGACGCAGCAGAAACGAGCTCTCGAGCGCCTCTACACGAGTGCCAGACAGGACATTCACGAGGCCGCGAGCCAGGGGCGACGGGCAGTAGCAATCCGCTGTCGCTCGGACCAGGGCGACCTCGCTCGCCAGGTCGCAGGGGCGTTGCGTGCAGACGGTTTCGGCGCTGAGACGAGCGAGGACCCATCGCTGTTCCACTGGACGATCTCGGTGCGCTGGTGACCGAGCACCGCAATCGTTCGGTGGTGGACGGCGTCTGGCGTCAGGCTAGCGTGTCCCAGCTCAAGACACTCTCCGCGTGCCCGCTCGCGTGGTGGTGGGACAAGGTGCAGCAGGTCCCGCGCGCCCCCAAGAAAGGGCAGATTGTCGGCATCGAGGGGCACCGGCAAATCGAGCACACGCTCACTGAGGGGCAGGACGTGCTGTCTCCGATGGCGCGCGTAGGCCTTCCGTACCTGCCACCTGCGCGAGCCGAGGAGGTGTGGATTGAGCGGCGGTTCGACGGCACGCATCGGCGGACCGCGTTCATCCCGGAGAACACGCCGCTGCACGTCGGCACCGTGCCGATGGACGGCTACGTCGACGTCGTTGACTGGCGCTGGGTCGGCGCCGGCGGTGAGGCGTGGCCAGGCGGTCCTGAGGTTGAGCCCGGTACGGTCGTAGTCATCGACCACAAATTTTCGAAGGACCCCGGACGGTACGCTCCGCAGCCCGAGGCGCTCAACGACCCGACCACCGAGCACGGGCTGCAGATGGTGGGTTACGCCACTGCCCTCGCCAACCGATTCGCGGACAGTGCGAGCCGCGTGCTGTCGGTCCACCTCTACTACAAGACGGTTGGCAAGCCAGCGTGCGTCCCCGTCGTCGCGCCGTCGCTGGCGCTTGACGCTGCTCGCGACCTGTGGCAAACAGTAACGCCACGACTGCATGAGATTGGCGTGCGCACCGCACGTGAGACCGACCCGCTCAACGTCGACCACAACCCGAGCCACTGCGGCAACTACGGTGGCTGTGACTACGCGCAGCGCTGCCCGCGCAGTCCAATCAACAGACTCGTGTGGCGCGACGAAAGCGACCCAATGACCGACCCCCTCGCAGGATTGTTCCCCGTGGAGGCGCCGACGCAGCCCGCTCCTCCGCCCCCTCCCCCACCGCCGCCCGCGGCTCCCGCCCCGACGCAACCGCCCGCGCAGGCATTGCCGCCTGGCTGGTGTCAGGCCCGCGCCGCGCAGGTAGGCAAGAACTACTTCGCCCCGGCGACCGGCAAGGTCGGTCTCTGCACCGCCGTCTACCCCGCCGGCACTGCGCAGCTGCGCGATGCCGAGGGGAAGCTGACTGTCGTCGGCCCTGACGACCTGTTGTTCGAGGTGGCTCAGCCTCCTCAGCAGCCCCGCCCAGCCGAGGGGACGGCGTCGTTCCCGGCGGGGACGTTCGAGGCCCGACCCACGGCAAGCGTGCTGCCGCCCGACGCGCCCCAGAGCAACCCGCTCACCTCGAGCGCTCCGCTGCCGCCGCTCGAGGTGCCGAAGCCTCGCAAGGAGCGCAAGGCCAAGGCCGCTGAGCAGCCGCAGCTGGCGCCCCCGCCGCAGCCCGAGCCGTCGGTGTTCGTACCCCCGACCGCCTCCGCTCCGACCGCGCAGGCTCAGCCCTCCATGCCGCAGCCGTCGACCGAACCGCTCGCAGGCGTGACGCTCTACATCGGGTGCCGCCCCGACGCTGGCGCGGTTCGCCTCGACGACTACGTGTCGGGCCTGGTCGCGGACCTCTGCACCAAGACCGGAGCGAAGGACCTGCGCCTCACCCCGCGTACCGCGAGCGGTGAGAGCGACCGCAACCATCCGCTGGCATTCGACCGCTGGCGCTCTATCCTCGCCATGGCGGTCGCCGCGCGCCCGCCTCCCCCTGGCGCGTACTTCGTGCACGGCGGTTCGGAGTACGCGACGATCGTCGCGATTGAGCTCGCGCGCCTGTTGCCCCCCGAGCGCGTCGTGAGGGGCTCGTGAGCGAGGAGACCAAGTCGACGAAGCCTGCGGAGGAGTGTGCCACCTGCCGCAGGCTGCAACGCAGCGTCGATGAAATGAAGTACCAGATCTCGGCACTCGAGAACTCGTTGCGGCAGGCGCAGCGTACCGCCGCGCCAAAGGCTGCGAAGGTCAAGAAGCGGTGACTTGGCAGCAGCACGGACAGGCGCCAGCGCCTACTGACTCCGAGGAGCTGCGGCGCATCGTCGCGCTCCCGCGGAGAGCCTCGACCTCGAGCCCCGAGGCGCGGGCGTGGCTCGATGCTGAGGTCGAGCGGATGACGTCGTTTCTGCTGCGCGAGAACGACGCCGCCTTGCCGTGCCGCTGTGCTGAGCTGTACGGCGTGCGCCAGGATGGCTCGCCCCGCTGCATCAGGCGACTGCTGCCGATTCAGGCCGCGTATCTCCGGGAGGCTCAGCTAGGGGGCCCGGAGATGCGCGGCGTAGTCGGCGAGATTGCCGTAGGCGGCGGGAAAACAGGAATCGACCTGCTCCTGCCGATGGTCGTCCCGTGTCGAGTCGCGCTGCTGCTGGTGCCCGCCTCGCTGGTCCACCAAATCCAGCACGACTACGAGCGCTGGAGCCAGCACTTCCGGCTGCCCAACCTGGTGGGGCACTCCGAGTTTAGAGCGGGCCGGCCGGTGCTCGAGGTGATGAGCTACTCGAAACTAGGTCATCCGAGCGCCGCCACAGAGCTCGGACGTATCCGGCCGGACCTGTTCATTCTCGACGAGTCCCACAACATCAAGCGTGCAGCCACCAAGGCCGCGATGTCGACGCGCTCGACCCGTTTTTTCGCGGCGTGCGGCGCGTTCCCCAATGCCATTCACTGCCACCACAGCGGCACCGCGACTCGCCAGAGCATCCTCGAATTCGCTCATTCGTTCGCGCTCGCACTGCGCGACCAGTCACCTGTGCCGCGGGAGACGAACACGCTGGCCTCGTGGGCCGCTGCCATCGACTCGCCTCGCGGTGACGCTGTCCAGTCCGAGCCTGGAGCGCTGCAGGTACTCTGTGCGCCGGGCGAGTCGGTTCGGCAAGGCTTCCGTCGGCGGCGCGTGGAGACCCCTGGCGTCATCTCCACCAACGAAATCGCGGTCGACGCGTCACTCTACTTCCACGCGCGCACCGTCGAGGTGCCTGCGCGGGTGCGCGCGCTCATCGCGCAGACTGCTCGCCCCGGAGGCACCAGGCCCGACGGCGAGATTTTCCTCGACGGGATGCGCAAGGCGGCTTGCCTGCAGCAGCTCGCCGCCGGGTTCTACTACTACTGGTATTTCCCACGTGGTGAGCCTCGCGCCATCATCGACCAGTGGTTCGCCGTGCGGACCGCGTACCGCACCGAGCTCGCCGACGCGATGGCGCGACGCCGCGAGGGGATGGACTCGCCGCACCTGTTCGCGGAGGCTGCGACCCGGTGGCACGACGGCTACGAGTGGGACGCAGGCGGGGGGCGAATGTTCCGAGAGGCGCCGCACTCGAGCCGCGGGCCGCTGCCCGTGTGGCCCTCAGAGCACTGGCCTCAGTGGCGGGTGTGGCAGAACGCGGTTGTGCATGAGACGCGCGCCGAGTGGGTCGATGATTTTCTCGCGGCTGACGCTGCGGAGTGGGCTAACGCGCGCGGCGAGCACGGCATCGTATGGTACGACCACGCCGCGTTCGGCGAGCGCGTCGCGCAGCTCGGGCGGCTACCTCACTACCGCGGCGGCATGGACGCCGAAATCAAAGCCGAGCCTGGTGGGCGCAGCATCGTCGCCTCTATCGAGGCGCACGGCACCGGGAAGAATTTGCAGGACCGATGGCACCGAAACCTGGTAGCGAACTACCCTCGCAAGGTGCCTGTTGAGCAGCTGCTCGGGCGCACGCACCGCGAGGGGCAGGAGCGCGACGTCGAGGTGCACTGGTACCGCCACGCGGACAGCTACGTCGAGCGGTTCGACGAGTTGCTGCGCGCTGAGACCTACGTAGATGAAGTGCAGGGGCAGGGCGATGGACGCTCGCGCCGAATGTTGCTGGGAGTCCGCACATGGGAGTGACGTTGCCGTTGACCGAGAGTGAACAGGCCATCCGCGAGGCGCTGCTGAGGCCTGGCGCTGGGGTGTCGTTCGTCGGACCCGTCGCGTACGTCTACAGTGCCGGGGTGCTCGTCGGAGAGCTCCGAGCGGCGACGCTCGAGGCGACGCTACGGAACCTCGCAGTGCTCGCTACGTTTGACAAACAGTAACACACGCTGTACAACACGCGTCGCACTAGGAGGCGACCACAATGGACATTCTGGACGAGGCAATCGGACTCATCAATCAGGCCGAGTCGTTTGAGTCGGGCAACCGGTTGGGTCACGGCGACTACGTGACGCTGGTCGAGAAGCTCATCATCAAGGAGTCGGGCGACAAGAGCAAGCCTCGCGCGCTGCTTTTCATCGTCGAGTTCTACATCGAGTCGGCGCTGCCGTCGGGGCTCGTCGACCCCGCTACCCAACAGCCGCTGCTGCCGAGCGCCGTGGGGTCGACGGTCGGTGTCATCAGCAATCTGCTCGACAAGCGCAACGCCGGCGGCGGACGGGCGTTCGTGCTGGCCGTGCTTCAGCGCGCCGAGAACAAGGCCGACCCCGCGCTGTCTCAGGAGATCGCCGAGAAGATGAAGGCGTGGGCGCACGTCAGCAACCCGCTGCGTGGACTGCGTATGCGCATCAGCACCAGTCCTGCGGTGATCAAGTCTGGCAAGAACGCCGGCCAGCTCTACCCTCGCCAGAAGTTCACGCTCTGCCCAGGGCAGACGCGCGAGACGCTGACTGCTGGGCGCGCCTTCCTCGACGCCCGCGCCGCTGGAACTGCCGCCGCCATCGTCGGCGCGCAGCCGCCCGCGCCCGCCGCAGTTCCCCAGACTGCGCCGCAGTACGTCGCACCGCCAACGCCCGCGGCACCCCCCGCCGGCCTGGTTCAGCAGTACGCGCCGCCGCCCGCCCCTCCGGCTGCGGCACCCGCTCAGGCGCGGAGCGGCGACCCTCTCGCCGGGCTGTTCTAGCCATCAGCCTGGTTGAACGCCGACGCATCGTCACGTCGGCCCGGGCCAGCGGCTGGTGCTCGATAAGCCCGCTCCGGGGCTAACCTACCGCCACGCAAACGTCAGCGCAGACGTGACTCCGCCGGGGAGAGACCGGCTCTACTCCCACAGCAGCGAGGCCTGCGTGCGCGTTCTCACCATCGACTATGAGACCGACATCGTTCAGCCCGGCCTGGGGGCGCCGCCTGCTGTGGTCGGCTCGATCTCCGAGGACGGGCGAGCCGAGCTCTGCGCGGACCTGACCGAGCGAATCGCGCAGGCACTAGCAGCTGGTGATGTGCTGGTCGGGGCTAACATCGCATACGATCTTGGGGTCGTATGCGCCGAGCGCCCCACGCTGGTGCGCCAGGTGTTCGACGCCTACGAGGCCGGGCGTGTCTACGACGTATTGGTGGCTGAGGCGCTGCACGACATCGCCGAGGGGCGGCTGGCGCACAGGTATGCTCTCGAATCGGTCGTCGAGGGACGACTGCGGCGCGATGATGCCAAGCGCCACGACTGGGCTCGACTGCGCTACGCCCTGTTTCGCGGCGTGCCCCTCGAGCACTGGACCCGGCATGCCGAGCTGCTGGGCTGTCCCGACCCGTCGAGCGTCGCGCAGTATCCACTCGACGACGTCACGAATACCGAACTCGTGGCACGCGCTCAGCGCGACGCTCGCAACAGACACGAGATTGCCGCGCAGTCCTACACCGCCTGGTGTCTGCACCTGGCAGCGCTGTGGGGTTGGCGCACCGACCCTGAGCGCGTGGAAGCGTTGCGCCAGCGCATCGAGGAGACCATCGCCCCTGAGCGCGTGCACCTGCGCTCGGTGGACCTGCTGACCGAAGACGACCGACCGAACCAGCAGGCTGTACGAGTCGCGGTAGCCAGGGCCTACGGAGCTACGCAGCCTTGCACGGTGTGCGGCGGCTCGGGGCGCGCGACTAGTCCCAAAACAGGCAACGAGGTGCAGTGCAAGGCGTGCAGCGCGACGGGGCTCCACGCGCCGGAGGCGCCCACCACGCCGACTGGCGGCATTCGAGCGGACCGGGACACCCTCGAGCAGTCCGGCAACGCGGACCTAGAGGCGCTCGCGGAGCTCGGCGAGGCGTTCAAGCTACGCGACACGTACCTGCCGGTTCTCGAGTCCGGCTCCACGGCGCCGCTGTCGTTCCGTCCGAACGTGTTGTTGGCCAACGGACGGACGTCGAACGACGGAGTCATCCAGCTGATGCCGCGAGCGCCGGGCGTGCGCGAGGCGTTCACGGTGCCGGAGGGCTACGTGCTCTGCTCGACGGACTACCCTGCACTGGAGATGACGACGCTCGCGCAGGTGCTGTTCGCCTTGTTTGGCGAGAACAGCCTGCAGCGCCGCATCAACGACGGCGTCGACCTGCACGACGCGTTTGGGGGGTTGCTCACCAATACAACCTACGAGGCGTTCCACGGCGCGCGACCGAAGGATAAGAGGCTCAACAATATCAGACAAGCCTGCAAAGCCGGGAATTTCGGTTTCCCTGGTGGGATGGGCCCGCCTCGATTCGTGGTCGCAAAGCGCCGCGAGGGCTTGCACGTCTGCATCTTGATGGGTCAGGCTCCGCTGTGCTCATGCTGCGGAGAGGACTCGAGCTGTCGACAGTGCCGCGGGCGCGGAGCGCTGTGCGGAGTGCGGACTACTCGACGCTACCGAAATCAGGAGCTCGACGCCCCTATCTGCGAACTATGTCTGTCGCTAACAGAGCAGTTACGCACCACCTGGTTCGAGTTCGTCCCTGAGATGCGCATATTTTTCGCGTGGGTTACTGCGCGCGTCGACGCCGCTGGCGAGCTAGAGCAGCTCATAAGCAAGCGAATCCGCGGAGGATTGTCATTCTGCGACGCCGCGAACACGATGTTCAGCGGCCTGGCTGCGGACCTGGCAAAACGGGCGACACGCCTGGTGTCACGCGCGATGTACTGTGACGAGACCTCGCCACTCTGGGATAGTCGGCTGCTCGGAATGATCCACGACGAGCTGCTGAGCGCGCTACCTGCCGACCGCGCGCATGTGGCTGGGCCAGAGCAGGCGCGACTGATGGACGTTGCGCTAGCCGAGTATTGCCCCGACGTGCGCCCCAAGCGCGTCGACGCCGCGTTGATGACGCATTGGAGCAAATCGGCCGAGCCTGTGTACCGCGACGGTGTGTTGACTCTGTGGTCGCCATCGGCTAAATAGTAATCCAGAGAGCTGTGCGGCGCCGTGTTCTCTCCTTCAAGCATGGCTTGCGCTGTCAGACGACGCACACTCTCGCCTTTTTCAGGAGCGACCAAAATGACGAGAGACGAACTGCTGGACTGGATGCAGGCTCACGACGCCTGCGCTCCAGCGACCGACTGGGTGCAGGCGCAGCCCGCTGAGTCAACGGCGCAGGAGCTGTGGCAACGTTGCGAGGAACCCAGCTGGCTGCTGTGGCTGGCGGGGCGCGGCACCGCTACTCAGGTGACGCTGGTGCGTGTCGCAGTGGACACCGCATTGTCCGTGCAGCACCTGATTCCGCCGGGAGCGCTGCGCGATGTGTCCGCGCGGGCCATCGCGGCAGCACTGGCGTGGGCCGATGCGCCTAGCGAGGCAACCCGCGCCACCGCCGACGCCGCCGACGACGCCGCCGCCTACGCCGCCGCCGCCTACGCCGCCGCCCGCGCCGCCGCCGCCCGCGCCGCCGCCTACGCCGCCCGCGCCGCCGCCGCCCGCGCCGCCGCCTACGCCGCCGACGCCGCCTACGCCGCCGACGCCGCCTACGCCGCCTACGCCGCCCGCGCCGCCGCCGCCCGCGCCGCCGACGCCGCCGACGCCGCCTACGCCGCCGACGCCGCCTACGCCGCCGCCAGGCGGGACATCTGCGATATCATCCGGTCGCGCATCCCCGAGGTGCCCCTGTGACATTGGACGAGTATCAGGAGGAAGTGCGCCGGACGCTGCAGCGAGATCCTGAGTCGTACCCGGAGCACGCGCGTTTCCTCGCAGGCTCCGCGTTGCTGGCGCCGGTGCGACAGACCTACGACACCATGGTGCATGCGATGGGACTCGCTGGCGAGGCCGGGGAGATCATCGACCTGCTCAAAAAGCACCTTGGACACGGGCAGCCGTTGGACATCGAGAAGGCCAAGAAGGAACTCGGCGACGTGCTCTGGTACGTCGGCGCGCTGGCTGCTGACCTGGGCCTGTCGCTGTCCGAAGTCGCCGAGGCAAACAAGGCGAAGTTGCGCGCGCGATACCCCGCCGGGTTCACCGTGGCTGCAGCAGAGGCCCGAGCGGACGAGGGTCTCCCCCTGGAGGGCAACGTCAATGAGTGATCCGAAGAACCCTTACGATGGCTGGACTCGCGCCGAGCTGCTGCAGGCCCTGCGCACGGCAAAGCTCGAGCTGCGCCAGCACGCGGATGACCGACGGTACATCGAGCGGCAGGAACAGGCGATCAGCGCGGCCCGGTGGATCATGCTGGGCCTGTTGATTTGGGCGATGTTGGCGACGATGGCAGCAGTGGGAGCACACCGATGAAAATCTACGTAGCGAGCAGCTGGCACAACAAGGCGTTGGTGCAGTCAACAATGGCTGCACTCCGTGCGGCGGAACACACCATCACCTGCGACTGGACGACGTTCTCGGACGAGCCTCCGAACGGAGAGACGTTCGACGACTACCTGCAGCGGATGGGTTCGCTCGACATCGCTGGGGTCGTCGATGCGGACGTGCTCGTCGTGCTCCCCCACCGCAACCAGCGGAACACATTTTTCGAGATGGGTCTCGCGCACGGCATGCTCAAGCCCATCGTCACGGTCGGCTCGCGGGCCGGCATCGAGTCCCCGTTCTGGCACACCGCGATCGACTGCCCCGACACCGACACGCTCATCGAGGCGCTCAAACAGCCGGCTCGAGCGCTCTCGATGTACCCGCGCGATCGGCCGCTCGAGCTGCGCCGTCTCAGCGTGATCGCGAGGATGTGGTGAGCCTCGGCCTCGAAAACAAGTGGCACCTGTGCGGCGGCGCCAGGCGAGGACGCCTGATGCTGAACTCGCACATCAACCCGAACTCCCGCGCATGGCGTTTCTGGGTCGAGTGCCGAGACTGCAGTTGGCTCGGCCCGAAGAGCGCTCGAATCACCACGGTCGAGCTGCCCGACGGCGTCTGGATAGCACGCGAGCCCAACGTGCACCGCCTGGTTTGGCGCCTCGACGCCGAGTCCCGGACCGTGTACTCGACGACCGAGAAGGTCGCGGACGACGAAATCCAATGGGGGCTGATGTGATCACATACCCAGTTTGGGACGTAACAGACGTCGAGATGGTGCTCAGGGATCGCAGGGTCCTTCGCGTAGAGAAGCGAGGTCGGCTGATGTGGCGTTGGTCCGTTCACCAACCTGCATTAGCTGGCTTTGACGAACTGGACTGCGGCTGGGCGAACACCATGGCTGAGGCTCAGTCTCAGTCCATGAGGGCGGTGGGTCTGTGAAGCGCGGTGATCCTGTCCCTCGCCTGGCGTGCCTGGACCCCGGCGTGCGTAGCGTCGGGGTCTCGATTTGGGAGCGCGATGAGCTCGCTGGTGCGTATCTCGTCGGTCCAGTGCCTCGTGTCGAGGACATTGGACAGCAGGCGACGACGCTCGCCGCCGCAGTCCGTGAGATAGTCCACCTGACCCACGTGCTCGTGGAGTGCCCGCGTGTGTACCCCGGGGGGCGGACGCGGAATCCGAACGACCTGCTTGACCTCTCGGTCGTGGTCGGCGCTCTGTGCGCGAGCGCCGCGGACTGCATGACCGTCGAGCCTCGAGACTGGAAAGGCCAGCGGGACGGTGATGCGTTCATTGCGAAGTGCGTGCAGCCCAGCCTGATGTCAGCCGAGTTCGGGCGTGTGGAGCTCCGCGGCGTGGCGACAGGACTGCAGCACAACATCTGGGATGCGGTCGGCCTCGGACTGTGGTATTTTGGGCGCCTGCGCTCCGGCCGCGTACTGCGCGGCGCGACCTGAGAGGAAAAAATGCCACGAGCTGATGATTACAACGCGCGCCTTGATGCGGCCTACCAGCACCTGCTGTCGGCGGGCGACAACGGCCTGACCGCAGCAGCGCTGGCTGAGGCAATGGGCTGCGCCGCCATGACCGGCTACACGATGATCCGCGCGCTGCGCAAGCGCCGCCGCATCAAGTTCGATGTGCGCAAGGTGCGTGTTGGTGCGCGCGGGCCGATGACGCTGGTCTACGTCGTCCGAGTGGCTTGACAGCCAGAGCAAATCGCGTTACTATTTTACCAGCACGGCAGGGGTGTCGTGCTGCTGACCTCGGCGTGGGATTGTGGGTGAAAGACCGCCGAGGTCCCTTTTTAGGAGGCGCACATGGCACGCAGGGACGACGAGACGACGGTGGTAGATAGGCGGCCCGATGTGACGCCCGAGGTGCTGGTCGAGCTGCTCGAGGCCGACGTGGCCTGGACTCACGGCGGCCGCGCCGCGATGTTCGCTCGCGTGGTCGGCGGTGAGGCCGGCCGCTGCGCCTCGGTGCTGGCTGAGCACCTCGACGCCACGCGATGCGACTGGAGCATCGACCGAGACGGCAACGTCAGCGTGTACCCGGCCGGCCGACCCGACGAGATGGACACGCACGCGCCAGGGTACGTGCGATGACTCTGAGTCGGGACGAGCTGCAGGTACTCGTAGCTCAGGCTAGACAGGCCGAGGAGCTGGCCGACAGCCGGCGACGAGACGCCGCTTTGAGTCGGGCTCGCTCTCAGGTGGCTCCGCTGCTCGACGACCTCCGAAACGTGCTCAGAGCAGCAGCGACACGAGGGGAGCAGTCGCTGGTCTGGTCAGACCAGAGGCTCGATCAGATAACACCGGATCAGTTGCAGGCCATCTCAGAACACCTGCCAGGGGTGTCTGTACAGACCATGGTCACCAGAAATCGTCGAGTCGACCTCCTCTTCAGCTGGCGCTAGACGCGCCAGGGTACGTGCAATGAACTTGCCGACGAGTGGCTACACTTTGCGCCCATGGACGGTTAAGCAAGCACTTCCGTGGGTAGCCAGCGTTCACCGCAGGCTACCGCGCGTACAGGGCGGCATGTGGTCGGTCCGCGTACTGGGGCTGGACGGAGAGACGGTCGGCGCCGCGCTCGTTGGCCACGCCGCGCGCGCGTTGGGGACCGATACGCTCTCGGTACTGCGCGTGGCGGTGCTTCCAGGACTCGCGCCAGCCGGCCGCCACGCTGCCCCCGTCTGCTCGATGCTGTACGGGGCGTGCTCGCGAGCGGCGCGGGCCATGGGTGCCACGCGACTCGTAACGTACACGCACCGCGACGAGCCCGGTGTGACGCTGCGTGCGGCCGGGTGGTTGTGCGACGGACTGACGACTGGCGGGGAGCACTCTCGCCCGTCGCGGCCTCGCCGCCCTGCTGTCGATCCGAGCCCCAAGTGGCGTTGGTGGGCGCCGTGGAGCGTTACTTGAGCGACTGGCGCTAGACCTTCGCCGGCTTCTCGACCTCGAAATACGCGCGGTAGGTGTGGCGGAAATTCCGCAGCGTCCCGTCCGCCGTGCGGTCCCATTCGAGCAGCATTCCGCCGATGGCTGGCGCGCCTGACGCCAGCGAGCGCCCGAACGCAGAGCCGCCGCCCTGGAACGTGGGGCAGCAGAACGCGTGGACCCCGCGCTCGTAGATGTGGCAGTAGCGGTGCCAGTGCCCGGCGAGCAGCACGTGTGGTTTCTCACCGCTGGCGTAGGCCTCGATCCTCTTCTGCAGCTTGTAGGACACGGCGTAGCTGCCGCCGCCGCTCGGGTGCCAGAGGTGCACGACGGTGCCCGCCAGGTTGAGAAACGCCCCGCGGTGGCCGTAGTACCTCACGTCGGGCCGATGCTGCGCGAGCGCCGCGACGATGTCCGCCCCGTTCTGCGTGAGAAACGTTTCGTCATGGTTGCCCGAGATGGCCAGGTAGGTCAGCCCCTCGCGGCGCGGCAGGTGCTCGACGCTGTCCTCGAGCTGCGCTTCGAAACCTACGTGGGAGAGCTCGAACAGTCCGTGGCCCACATAGTTGCCGTCGTGGATGTCGCCCGGCAGGAGGATGCAGCGGACCCCCTCGGCGTAGAGCCAATCGACCGTGTCTGCGATGCGGTCGCGCAGGCAGAATCGAGAGCCGTAGTGCAGGTCGCTGATGACGCCGGCGCGCACGGCGTCGACGGTCGGCGCGATCGCCTCGGTCGTCTGCACCCGGTCGGACGGCGACGGGGGCCTGAACATCAGCTTGGCGCCGTCGGCCACGTCTAGCGGCATGCCTACGCGCTTGGCCTGTTCGAGTAGCGCGCGCACCGCGGCGGGTGAGGCGTCGAGCCCGTTGCAGAGGGTCTCGAGGTCGAGCCCGCCGCGAGCCTTGCGCGCCAGCGCGAACAGCGCTTCGAGCTCCGGAGTCAGCACCGGGGCGGAGCGGTTGCGCTCTTGCAGCTGCGGCCCGGCAGGTTCGGCCGGACCGGATACCCGGGAGGTGTCGACCTCAATGTGGATGCTGTCCACACTCGACGGCCGACGCTTTCGGTTGTCGGCCGAGACGCACGTACGGCACTCGTAGCGCCGCCCGCTAGGCGCGTTCTTGTACGCGCCAAACTGACTGAGCGGCTGCGGCTTGCCAGCGTGCACGCAGTTCGCCCTACAGCAGATTTTGAATTGGCTCATGCGAACTGAGGCTAAACTATTTCGGCCCGAGCATCAACGTGGCGGCTACCGCGAGCCCAGCGCCGACCACTACGCCCGCGCCAGCAGCGACCGCCAACCACTTCACCGCTGGCTTTGGCTGCGCCGCCAGCTCCTCGGTCCGCGCGACGAGTATCTTGTTCTGCGCTTCGAGACGCATCACGTTGAGGTGCAGGTCGGCCACGTGCCCCTCGATCTGCTCGGCACCGGCGACCGTGAGAAACACCCCCGCCGGCAGTGCTGCCTCAACGTCCTGCCCGTCGTTGTCTACGACGGCAACGCCACTGCGGACACGTACGCCGCCGGCCTCGTTCGGGTCGATTGTGTAGGTCGGTCCGGCCGAGAGAACCGCCAGAAGCAGCGCGCCAATCACGGTTTGTCCTTTTTCTTGGCGAGCTCGAGAATGCCGACTGGCTTGGGCGGCTCGATGGCGCCACCCGCCGCGAGCGCTTCGGCTTTAATTTTCGCGGCGTCGCCCCGCTGCAACGCGCTGGCGATGCGCTTGCCGACGAGGCTCCAGCCACCGCTCGCGATGAAGGCCACCTTGGCAGCCGAGAGGAACAGCGCGGGCGACGCTCCCTGACCGGCGAGCAGCGACGTCAGTAGCGCGCCGGCAAACGCGGTGGCGAACACCAGCACCGAGCCGCCGAGTGCCGAGGCGAAAAACGGAACGCGCGTTGCGAGGAACCGACGCAGTACGAACACCGCTGCGACGAGCAGCACGGCCACGCCGAGCAACAAGTCCTTGCCCTGCGCGGCCTGCAACGCCAGCTTGGCGAGAGCGGAGATTGAGTCAGAAGTCAAGTCGTCCATGGCGCCACTCTACAGGCGCCCCTGCGCGGCGTCCACCAACTGCCAGCACGCCGCGAGTTTTTGCTCGTCGGTCGCTGCCCCTGCCGCTCGCCAGTGCAGCCGCAGGGGCTCGAGCTGCGCGGCTGACTCGTAGCCAGGCCAGCCGACGTGGGGGCCGTCGCCGAACACGAGCCCCGGCGCCAGGCCGACGCGCCTGGCCTCCTCAGCCATGATGGCGTAGGGCGCCGCCGAGTAGTCTGGCTGCAGCCCCTGTCTATCGACATCCGTGTCGAGGCAGGCATCATCGGCGAGCCCGTATTGGTGGGCCGAGTAGCCAGCGGGGGCTGCCTTGCCGCCACGCCGCTGCAGGTACGCGAGCCTCAACTGGTGCTGCGCTGCCCAGGAGCGGTAGCCGGCCAGGCTCCAAAACGAGTAGCCGCGCCGAAGGAGAGTCCAGCGCAGCTCGATGAGCCGCTCGCGGAACGGCTCGTAGTAGAGCCCCAGGTACACGCGTCGGAAGATCTCAGGACGGGGAAACGACGGCGGCAGAAAATCAGCGTTCGCGTGTAGGTAGTCGACGCCCATGGGCCGAGGGTACCCCCGTTGACAGCGTGAGGCTAGGTGATTTACTGTTTCTCCCATGACCGCGACCTGGACAATCCCCACGCAACTCCTCGCGCCGCTATGCCGGGCGCTACTCAGACACACCAGCGATGACATCGCCCGTCCGCTGCTCTGGACAGCTCTCGTCGAGCCTCGAGAAAAAACGTTCGTCGCCACTGACAGGCACACCTTGATTCGCGTTGTCGTCCCCTCCCTCGAGTACGCCGGTGAGGGCAATAGCCTGATTCACCGCACCGACCTCAAGGAGCTGTCATCCTGGCGGGTGAGGAAAGGCGACGTCGCGCTGTGCGGGCGCGCGGATGTCAGCGCTGGCGTTGTGACGGTGCCGTCAATGGGTCGCACGCTCCGTCTGAGCGCGAACGCTGAGGTCCAGGAGTGGCCTGCGTACCGAACTCTGCTTGCTACCGAGCAGCCGGGCTCCGAGATGTACGTCGACCCCGTCCTGATGAACGACGCGATGCTGTCGATGCAGGACCTCGGTATCCGGCCCGTGAAGCTGATGCTCGGCGTTACGCACGCGCCCGCCCTTTTGACCGGCAAAAATGACGACTACGACGTGACTGTGCTGGTCATGCCGATGCGAGGGCCATCGTAGTGCGACTACTACTCCTGCTGCTCACCAGCTGCGTCGTACCCAGCAGCTACCACTACGGACCTCCGCAGCCCCGCGAGGCTGTCTACGGACCTCCTCGCGGGCCCGTGCGCGTGTACGGACCTCCTCCCTCGCAGTGCCTCCCGGCTCGTCGATGACTCGTCTCCTGCCTGTCGTGCTGCTCTTGGTAGCCTGCGGTGAGGGCGTTAATCCACCCCAGCGTTGGGAGGGGCGCACCGCCTGCGGTCTCGAGGTCGTCGGCCTGGACGTCGACGCCGTACAACGCCTCGAGACGCGGACCCTCGAGCTCGCGGGCGAGTTGCCTGAGACTACGGGGCGCGACCTCTGTGCTGACCTGGCGGGATGGTCCGTGCGCCAGCGCGCCACCTCTCCGGGGCGCTGCCCGCCAGGGATGTTCTGGGACCCGTCCGTCCCAGTCGACCAACCGAACCCCGACTACTGCTGGTGGGGTGTGGCGTGGCCGTCGTGGACACGCATCGAGGTGACGTCGACGGTCATCGCTCTGCCGCACGAGCTGCTGCACGTGCTCGACAGGGACAAGCGCGGCGGGCACGCGGACTGGGAATCGAGACAATTCAACCGGATCTCTAGAGAGGCGCTGCTACCGTGAGCCACATCAGACCGAGCGCCATCGCCGCGTGCCTGACCGTCGAGCAGGTGCCAACCCACAGACATTTCGGCTGCGAACACTACGACCGGTGTCTGGATAGGATGCAGAGCGCCCCATCGTGGAGCTGTCGCGGCTGCCCGCTGTTCGCAGACGTACTGGCTGAGGTAGTTCGCACAAGCCCCCTCGATACCGGCGAGCAAGTCGCTGAGGTCGAGTCGCTGCGCGCCGGGAAGGAGACCGTTGAGCGAATTTACCGAGCGGTCTTGGCAGGCACGGACAACCTGCGCGACCTGGTTCTGCAGGGCAACGCACCGTCAACCGTCAGTCGAGTTCTCAAGCATCTAACAGCGACCGGTCGGCTCGTCGCAGTGCGAACGAGTAGGCCAGCAGGAAACGGACCGGGGAACGGGATCAAAAAATACGTGCGTCCAGAGCTCGCCGAAGAAACTCGAGCCCAGCATCCACCACGACTGACGAACCGCCCTGCGGTGTACTGCTCCGTCAGCGCGGAGGTCGCCAGAAGAGTCCTTGCGGCCATGCGCCCCGCGGCCAGCGAGAACGACCCTGGTGCGCTCGCGCAGCGGTCCAATCTACCTCGAGCCACGGTCAACACCGCTCTGCGCGCGTTGCTCCTGGCCGGGGCGGCGGCCAGGACGCGCGTGAACGGGCGATATCGCTACAGCCCCACCGGCGCGCCCTACGTCGCTCGAGCTAAGCACGAGAAATTCTCCCGCTACCGGGAGGCCTATCTCGCGTTCATTTCGGCCGAGCCGCGTACGGTCAAGGAGCTACTGATCCATCTCGGACTGTCTGATGTGCGGTTCCTGTTGCGCACGAGCAAGGCAATCGTCGTGGGGCGCACAAACCGTCCGCCGAATCAGACGACGGTGGACCTGTGGAGCCTACCGGACATCAAACGAGATCCCGGTCTAGCACGGTATACACCATAATGCAGTATCTCGGGGGTAAGCACCGAATCGCCACGATGCTCGCGGCGTATCTAGAGAGTCGACGCCATGGGCGTCTTTTCGTCGAGCCTTTCTGCGGCGGGTTGTCGGTTACAGCCGCTATGACCGGACCTCGGGTCGCAGTGGACGCGCATGCTGGACTTTTAGTTTTGTACGACGCTTGGCGCGGTGGTTGGAGACCGCCCGAACGCGTGACCGAGGCGCGTTATGATGAGCTGCGGCGCAATCAAGATCTGCGTGATCCTCTTACAACCTTCGCGGGGTTCGGCTTGTCTTTCGGTGGGAAATGGTTCGGTGGGTTCGCACGAGGCGCTGCGGGGCGCAACTATCAGGAGAATGCGACCAGGTCGCTCAATAAGAAAATCGCACGTTGCCAAGATGTTCTTTTCGGCTGCGCAGATTATCGACGACTGCGCCCGACCTCTGAGCATCTCGTTTATTGTGACCCCCCGTATGAGAGCACAACTAGTTACTCTGGGGTTGATCGTTTTAATCACGCGGAGTTCTGGGCAACCGTACGTAGTTGGGCTCGCGCTGGAGTGACAGTGTTGGTGAGTGAGTATCAAGCCCCCGCGGATTTCACTCTCGTGTGGGAGGTCTTGCGTAACTTAGCAATGCAGAGCACACAGGCGCGTGTGAGGGCTGAGCGGCTGTTTGAATACCGGGTGCGCTGAGCGTGGAGTCTACCGGACATCAAACGAGATCCCGTCTAGCACGGTGTACGTCGAGTCGCCTGTGCTGCCTAACTTGACTGTGCCGTCTGTGTTGACGCGCACCTCGCAGCTACCGCCGTTCGTCGTGCAGCGGAACGCGTGAATGTACGTCGGCCGGTAGTCGGTTGGCAACGTGAACAGCAGCGTGCCGGATGTCGTGGTACCGGACTTGATCCACCCGCGGATGTGAACCTTGCCGGCCGTGTCCATCATGTACCCGCTGGTCGCCGTGCCACTGGCGTAGTCCACCCACGAGTTCTGCAGCGTCGGGGCGATCCAGTCCTCTCCAGGGTTCGTCTCGACCATTCGGATATCGTCTACACCGGCACGGCCGTTGTGGGGTGCTGTGCTGGTATAGCACGTGACAATCACGCGAGCGTAGACCGTGCTCGCCGGCGACACGTCACGCGCACTTTGGAGCGTCCAGCTAGACAGCCCGAGCGAGTCACCGATCACCGTCGTACCTGTAGTAGACCCCCCGGAGTCGAACCAGTAGATCTCGACGCGCGCCCGGAAATCCGAGTCAGCCGTGAACTCCTTGACCATGCACGACAGCAGGTAGCTCTGACCGGCGCGGACCAGCATTCGACCCGAGACGATGTAGCCGCCGGTGGCGGAGTCGATGACGCGCAGGTAGCCCGGTCCGGACGCGCCGCCGGAGGTCTCTGCGCTAAACGAGTTGGACCAGACAGACGCGCTCGGCGTGGGGTCCAACGCGGTGGGATCCAGCGTTGCGATCCAGTGGTCCGGCGGGCCCGACCCATAGCGCGTCTCGAACCCGCCGTTGAGCGGGCGACGCCCGTAGTCAATATCGGCGGTCGAGTGCGCTGCTGATGCGCGCGCCGGTGTGATGGTGACAGTCTCGCTGTGCTGGCTCCGCACCACGCGACCGTCGACCACTGCGCGAGGAACCACGCGTGCGTAGTAGGTGGTGGCGGGGTCCAGTTCGGTAATCTCCACGGTGCGGCTGCGCGTGACGGTCTTGAGCGTCGAGCTCGACGGCGTGAACGAGCTGCTGGTGTCCACGTGGAACTCGAACTCCATGTCTGAGGCCACGTCTCGCTGGGTATCAGACGGCACCACGATGAGCCGCGCACCGCCAATGACCGCCTGCGCGGACAACGTGAATCCGCTCTGCGCCCCGAACGTCCGGAACGGCACCACGTCGCCTCTGACGTTGGCGCTCATCTCGTGCCAGATGGACACGCCGAGCAAGGGCTTGCCGCGCAGGTCCAGGCTGCTGCGGATGAACCCGTCGCGGCACTCGTGTCGATGCCCCACCACACAGAGCGTCTGGTCCGTGGTGTAGTGCAGTCCGTTGGCGGTCAGCGTGTACCGGTCGCCGAGCTCGGCCCACGGAAACCCGTGCACGAAGTCGATGCTGTGATCGACAGACGGCAAGGCCAGGTCGCTCTTGGCGGCGTTGGCCATCGAGGTTGCCTCGGTCGACGTGTCAATCTGCGAACTACTCGACTCGGAGATCTCCATGAACCGGCGGCCGTAGTTGGTGATGGACGTAGAGTCCGTCACCTCGATGACCTTGCGCTTTGGCTGCCCGGTCGGGTCTTTATCCGAGCTGTCCGAGTACACCACGCGGATGGCATTGCGGATGTCGGCGATAGACAGAGACAGCCGCTTGACCTCCTTGTACTCGTCAGCGTTGAACGTCCGGTCGACCGTCGCCTTGGTCCGGTCCGGCTGGTAGAGCGTCAGCTCGAACGCGCTGGTGCCGCTGCGCCACTTGTAGCGGCAGTCCCAGCCAATCTGCGCGGCCAGAGTGCGGAGCGCGTCGAGCGTGCCGGTGCGGCTCTGGATGTACTGCTTGATCGACCAGCTCGGCGACGTCGGCACGTAGAGCGTCACGACGCCCGCGCCGAGATTGTCGTCGAGGATGTTCTGCATGATTTGCTCGACAGCAAATCCGCTGGTGCTCGTGGTGCTCTGGTACGTCCAGACGACCGAGTTGTCCGAGACGGTCGACGACGCCGGCCAGGTCGGCTCGGTGCTGCCGCTCGTGCCAGCCGTGGTGCACTTGTAAAACTTGCCGTTGCGCTTTGCCTCGGTGGGAATGACGTAGTCGCCGACCACATACGCCGTGGATGGCGTCCAGATCCTCATTGACACGGCGGTGCCGCTCACCGAGCCGAACGCGTAGACGCGCTCCTCCTCGATGAACGTGTCCATCACCTTGCCTCCCAGGTCGCGTGCCTGAATGGTGATTTTGTCGCCGCTGCCTGCGTCATACGAATCGACGCGTCCGTGGAACACCAGCAGCCAACTGGTCGTGGTCCCCGTACCGTGACTGACCGAAACGGATATTTTGATCTCGCGGCCCAGAGCGATGAGCGGTGAGTAGCTGCCGGCTGGGTTCATCCCCAGATTGGCCGGGGCGGTGGCGTGCAGCGGGGCAACGCTCCAACCGGCGCCGGTAATCAGGTTCGTGTCGGCCTCGCGGAACAGCACCACTTCAGCGGTGCAGTGGGGATCGTCCGCCGCCTCCTGCCATGACGCTGAGTGCACCGTGTCGAAACCAGGCCACGAGCTGACGTCGCGGAACGTTCCGCCGCCATCCTTAATCTCGACCAGCAGTTTCTCCGTCCGGTCGGGGTAGGTAGTGTAGTCGTAGCCTGCCGGTAGCGTCCTCAATCCGAGTACCCCACGCCGGTGAGGTGCGCGATCTCACGGAGCTCGACATCGAGCACGCCGTAGACAGCGCCGTAAACACGGATCTGCCTGAGTCGACATTGACCGGACACGGCTACGAGCCCGTCGTAATTCCAGCCTGTCAACGCGTCGCCTTTGGCGTGTAGTGCACCGCCAAGCTGCAACTTGCCGTAGATGGGGGCGAAGGCGTAGAGCTGCGCCGCCCAGCCAGAGGGCAGCACGAACGGGAACGCAAAAATTTCATCAAACCCATAGCCGACCGACGCGTGAGAGAGGGTGAACCCAGAGGTCGAGAGACTCAGAAACGGGGTCGAGCCTCCGTAGGTGACACCGTCCTGCCACTTGGCGCCGGTGCTGTCGACCACGTAATGATTGTACGTCGGCGATCGAACCCACCCGGCCCAGGTGTATGCGCTTGAGTTGTCCCAGGCGTCGTAGACGATGCTGAACGGATTCGCGCTGGCTAGCAGCTCGTAGGTGCCTGAGTGAGGCACACTGGTATTCACGACGATGTTGGATTTGCTGGTGTAGCCGAGCCCCTGGCTAGAGTAATAGCCAGAGGTTGTGCCAGCCTCAAAATCCCACCAGTGATAGCGCCGCTCGATGAGCGCCTGAAACGCTCGAGCTGTGGCGATGGGCTGCGGCGTAGTGCGGAACGACGCCGCAAATAGACGCGATCGACGAGAGCGGCGCAGATACCCCGAGAACGCGCGATCAGTCGACCCCAGATCAGCGGAGGACTCCTCCCACGAGTCTACCGCAACAGGCACCTCGATCCCATTGAGCGTGAGGTAGGCCATCTAGTTGTCCCCCACGCCGAACTTGCCCAGCCGTCTACCGGTGCGCTGGAACGTCTTGCTCACGCGCACGTCCTCGACCACGTCGGCCATCTCCTTGCCGCCGACCATCACGGTGACACTGACGTTCGTCGACGAGGCGTCCACGCCGACGCTGGACACAGCCGCGGCGCCCTGAGCGTCCATCGCGCCGAACCTGGCCGCAGCGGTTTTGAAGCCCTGAGGCACGTTGGTCAACGACTCCGAGAACTCGCTGATGGCTGCGGTGGCGGCAAGCGTTGCGTCGGTCTCGAGCGCCTTGGCCTTGGCCTGGTCGTACGTGGTGTCGCGAATGGCGGCGAACGCTGCCCCTACCGCGTCGACGTCGACGGTCATCTTGCGCAGACCGTCCGCCCAGCCGCCGGCACCAATCGTCTCGAGCAGCCCAGCCAACGCGCCGACGATCGCGTTCCACACGTTGCCGACAGCCACGGCGAAACCGCCAAGCACGTCGGCCACGCCCCGCCAAACCTCGAACAGACCGCGCGAGAGCATCTCGCTCCCCTGCGCGATGATGTCGACGACGAATGCCAGCGCCTGGAACACGGGGGCCAGCAGCTGCGTCACCATCGAAAGCTGCTGGTTCATCACGCCCAGCGGTTCGAGGAGCTTGCCAATCGCGCCGAACAGCGGGCCTAGGAACTGGCTCAGCTGGCGCGTCTGGTTCATCGCGCCACCAATGACCGCGCGAGTACCGGAGGCCAGCTCGCCCATCGTGTCGGCGAGAATCTGCAGCATTTGGTTCAGCGCGTCCATCGCGTGACCGAACTGCTTGCTCTGCGCCACGAGCGCGACGATGGCGCCAATCCAGCCGCCCTGCGCTGCGCCGTTGGCGACCGCCGAGACGTTGCCTCCGCTGTTGAGCACAGCGCCCATGCCAGCCGCAGCAAACTGCTGGCCACCGGCGCCCCACGGAACACCAATGTCCGGGCGCCCCTGGTTAGCAGCCGAGATCCGCTGCATGGCCAGGTCTCGTCCGATCGAATCGCTGAACCCGGCTCTGATGGCGTCCTGGAACTCCCGCGCGCTCGTGTCTCCTACTGCGGAGAACACCGCGGTGCCGAGCCCCTCGCCGGCATGCTTTCCCTTGCCGGCAACCATGCTGGCCTTGAACTTGTCGAGCAACCCACCGAGGCTGTCGCCAATGCCACCGAACAGGCCTTTGATCTCATCAGCGCCGGTGAGGAACGACGTCTTGAGATCGTCGGCAGCGGCCGACGCCACCTCGGCGAACTCCTTACCGCTGGTCGGTATCTCCGACAGCATCGTCGCCACGATGTGAGGCAGCGTGCCGGCTGCGCTGGCGGGAGCGTTCGCGGCTGCCTGCGCGCCGTAGGCCTTGAGATCCTTGAGGCCCTGCGTGATACCTGTTTTCTCGGCCACCAAGCCGATGACGCTCTTCGCCCCCTCGAGCACCGGGGCGAGGCGCCTGCCCCACTCAGCGAACACGTCGCCGACCGAGGTGCCTACGCGTTTGAGGGCACCTACTAGTGTAATGATGGCCACCACGGCCGCAGCTACCGCGGTCAGCGGACCGAGAATCGGGAGCAGCGCAGCACCGAACTCGGCGAACGCCTCGACGAGTTCCATCACCTGAGAGGTCGCGCCGGCGATGAGCGCGATTTTGGCGGCCAGCTCGATGGTGTCTGCGATGAGAGCGCGCTGCTCACTGGACAGCGACTGCCAGAAAATCACCAGCCCCTGCACGGCGTCGCCCGCTCGATTGAGCATCGGGATGAGCTCACGCGCGAGGCTGTTGGCTAGTACCTGCAGCCCGTCGAGCGAACGATGGACAGCGCGGTTGACGTCCGAGTCGAACGCTCGGGCCATCTGCACAGCCGCCGCGCCCAGCGCCGCCACCACACCAGCGGCCTGAGTCACGTCGCGCGAGAACTTCTTGACCGCTTTGGCAGCGCTCTCGAGCGCGTCGAGGAAGCCCTTGACGTTGGCGGTAATCTGTACCGCGATGTTCTCAACGGTTGCCACGGCTCGCCGATTTCTCGAGGGTCTTACGCTCCTCGTCGAATACCGCCGACCACCGTATCAGGTCGACAATCGTGAGTCGATCTGCTAGTTCGCTGGGCAGCACCCCGAGCTCGCGCGCGATGGCGTATAGCGCGCGCTCTACGGGGTCCGCTAAAAATCCTGCTTGACCACCTCCGGCGGGGTCTCGGACATCTCGCGCAAGGCCGACGTCACCAGGTACAGCATGGTGCCGGGGACCGTAGGGCTGTCGAGCAGCGTATCCTCATCGGCTGCCTGGTAGACTTTGTCCTCGCTGCCGTGGTGGTACGTGCAGGCGATGACCAGCAACACCATCAGCCGGACGGCGTCGGTCTCCTTGGTCTTGGGGTCGGTGGCCATCCGTGTTGCCCGCCGCGAGGCCCCCAACGTCGGGGCGCGCACGTCGAACTTGGCGCCCTTGAACTCGATGGTGCGGACGACGTGGTTGGTGCTCAGCGCGATCGCTCGCGCGTCCTGCTGTGGGTCGCTCATTGTGTACTCCTCTTACGACGTGCTGAATCCCCAGCTCTGCGACTCGTTGGCGGCGCTGCCGTTAGTGACTCCCGGGTGCCCAGCCAAGCTCCATGACAGCTCGGCTTTGAACAGGTCCTCGGGGGTAGACCCCAGCTTGACGTTGTCGAACTTCACGAACGCCGCGAAATACGCGCCGCTAGAACCGAGCGCGATGGTCAGGAGTTTGTAGGTGCCGGCCTGGAAATCCGTGAACGGCACAACAGTGCCGCCGCCGGAGTCAATGTCCGTGCGCAGGTTGTCGAGCCCCTCGACCGTCCCGCGCACGTCGACCAGGCCCTGGATGCGTGCGCGCGAGGTGGTGGCTGTGTCCATCACCGTCGAGTCGAGCAACTCCCCACCGATGTTGATCTCGAAGCCTCGCACATCGGCCATGCTCAGCATGGGCAGGTAGTTCGCATCGATGGTCACTGCTCCAGCTGGCGGCGAATCGAACGTGATGATGCCGGTGGCGCAGTTCACCGCTACCGAGGCAAACGCGACAGCCACGCCGCCGTCGTAGACGATCATGGCAACGGCCGGATCCAGGTGCCGCTTGGTCGCGCTCGTCACGCGATAGGTGGTCGACGTCAGCGACGAGCACGGCTCGGCGGTCATCGCAGTCGATGTGCCGCTGAGCTTGATGCTGCTAGTGAACCCGACGTAGGCCGTCACGGCTACACCGTCCCGACCGCACCCGAGGCCAACTTGAGAACGAACTCGACCTGCACGGCGCCGTCAATCGAGGACGACAACTTGATCGACTCGACCTTGCAGGCCGCCTTGAAGCCTGCGGTGCCGTTCGGCAGGAACCGCACGTAGACCAGCGTCCCCGCGGCCTTGACCGTGAAAAACCTGGCCTGCGCGGTGCCGCCAGTGTAGTCACCGGAGATGGTGACCGTGAGGTCCTGCAGACCGAGCAGGCCGCGCACCCGCGAGCCCGACGTGTCCGCAAAATCCGTGGTGTCGATCAGGTCGGCGGCATCGCCCCAGTCGATAGACTTGATGCCGTCGAGCTCGTCGCCGGCGATGTCGGTGAGAGCGTTGCTGACCTTCGTACTGTGACCGGCGATAGCAGCCATTGACGTTCACCCGTTAGGTGGAGTAGGACGCCTCGACGTTACATGAGAACACGTGCCGCTGGCTAGCCTCATCTGGCCCGGTGGCGTAGAGCGGCGCCGAATTCTGCGAGGTGACTGAGACGTAGCCGCTCACGGAACGCTGCTGGAAAAACGCGATGAGCCCCCTGGCCAGCGTCTCCCCCTGCGTGAACCCGTCCTCCCCAGGTGGCGAACGCACCAGGATTTGGGCGCGCGCGTAGAACATCGCAGCTGCGGTCGGCGACAGGTACGGTTCTGGACGACGAGCATCGTCGTTGAACAACTGGACGGTTAGCCCCTGCATCTGCGGCGGTCTCCACGCGTAGAACAGATTCGTCCCGCTCGTCAGGACGACACCTCCGACCGTCTGCCCGTCGAGGGCAGAGACCAGGTCTGACGCGAGATTTTTCAGGGTAATCGTCATAAATCAGCGCTTTTTCTTGATGCGCTTCAGAAACGCCAGGCCACCCCCGCCGCTTCCGCCGCCTTTGGGGGCGGGGTTCGCGGGCGCGCGGTAGGCATCGGCTCGAAGGGTTTGCACTGCTCGCCGAATGCGGCCGCGCGCTTTCTCCAGCGAGGCGCCCAGCACCGCGGCGACCGAGCGCGCCAGCCACTTGTATCCGCGGCCCTCGGGGCGCTCGTGCACGAACACCGCGTAGGGGGCGTGGTACTCAAGGCGCAAATCCTTAGGCTTGCGCGTGTCGAGCAGCAGCGAGCCGCGCAGAATGCCGGTCACCACGGGCACGCGCCTTGTGGCCTCCTTGGCGATGTCGTGGCCCATCTCGGCGATAGCAGCGACGGCCGCATCCTCGCCGGCCTTGCCGAGGCGCTGCAGCTGGGGCACGAGCTTGTCGATGCCCTTGATTTCGACCTTGACTGTCACAGCAGATCGCTCGCTCGGAACTCAGGGACAGCGTCGGAGGAGTCCTCAACGTCGCCCGTGTCGAGGTCGTCCGTCACCACGTGCGAACGGAACGGCAGATTGTCGGGGGTGGGTGCGTCGCCCAACGCCTCGGCGCCGAGCTCCGAGAGCCGAGTGAACCAAGCCTCGTACTCCTCGAGCAGCCCGGTCGGGAGCTGTCCAGCCATCGCTCGATAGACCGCGATGGCTGCACCCATCATGATGACGTGCTGACAGCTCGCGTAGGCCGCTGGGTACGTGGCCCCCGCGTCTGTTGACAGCGTCGCGGCGCTCAACCCTACGGCCTTGAGCGCGCCGGCTACACGCGCGGCCGACTGCGAAATCATCGTGGTGACGCTCGTCGAGGTGGGCTTGGTGCTCCCAGAGAACGCGGCGCTCGAGGGAAAGTACAGGCTCTGGATGTCGCCATAGACGACCGCGAATGTGGAGACCGCCATGTCAGAACCCCCGGCTCCCGTTTAGCACGGCGGCGATGATCGACGCGAGCGCCACGCCGAACGCCCCGACAACCATCGCGACCTCCTTGCCGCCCCACCGCGACGGGGCCTTGACGACCGCCTGAGGCCGAGCCGCCACCTCGCGGAGCAGCTGAACAATCTCAGCCTGCGTGTCTGCGATTCTCTCCATCACGTCCTGCTGCCGGGCCTGCATCTGTGGCAACTGCGCGACGACTGGCGCCATCTGATTTCCCTCGATAAAATGCCGTGTGAGGTTCTCGGGCAGCTGCGGACCGGCGAACGCCGCAAGCCGATCCTTGAGCTGGCCGTGCTCCTCGCGATTCTCCTGCAGCTCCTCGAGAATTCGCTCGAGGAGCCTGACAACCCTGTCCTCACCGCTGTCGGTCACGACTGCACCCCAAGACGACTTGCCATCCGCGTCTGTGCGGACGGATACGTACCCCCAGTGTTGCCGATTGAGGTGGCAGCGGCAAGTGCTGTTACGGCTGCGCCAGCCCCACCGGTGGACTCAACAGGCAGGTCAGCGCCGCCGCCCTCGAAATGGCTGTTCAGAACAGTCAAAACTCGATTGCCGGCTGGAGCCGCCGCGTACTCGCGCAGCGTCGGCAGCACCGAGCCGCCTGTCTGCGAGCCGTAGAACAGGCTCCCCTCAATGAGCAGCCGTCCGCCGTACGAAATCACGTAGCGCCGGGATTCGGTCAGCTCGGCGTAGACCTCGCAATTCCGCACGGTACAAATGGTGTTCGAGCCGCTCCCGTATTGCAAAACGAACTCACGGCACCCCTCGACCTGGCAGTCGCCAATCTCCACCACGCCCGGGCCGACCAGGAAGGGTCTCGTGATGTTCGACATCTGAACATTGCCGTAGCACTTCCAGACGCCCGAGTTGCCGCCGTAGGGACCGCTGTTCCAAATTGCGCTGAGTCCGTAGCCGGTCCAGTTCTCCATCACCAGGTTCTTGGTGTTGCCGCTCGAGCAAATCTTCACGAACGAACCGAACCGCAGCGTCGTGTCGGTCTCCATGTCATTGACGCCGCAGTGCCCATAACCAGCGCAATCGCGCAGCATGATGGAGTCGCACTGGTACGTGTTGCCGTCGAACGTGTCCTCGCCAATGGAAAAGCAATCACCGCCCGACGCCGGAAGGGCAAATCGCAACCGCTCGGCCAGGAGGTTCGTGCACCCCGTGACGATTGCGTTTGTGCTGGGATGTTTCCACGGCTGCCACTTCACGAGCCGCGGGCTCGCGCTCGAGGACGTCAGCACGAGATTCCGCAGTACCAGGCTGCTCACGCCGTGGAAGTTGAAGAGCTCGCCGCCGTCCGCCCCTGTGTACGTGAACAGCGCGGAGCCGCCGCCCCCGCCATCGAACAGGGGGCCCTCTAGCATCAGCCCGAACGAGTAGCCCCCGTACCAGTGCACCGTGCCGCAGCGGTAGTCTCCTGCGCGCGCGTAGAGCCGAGCGCTGCGTCCGCCGGTTGGGCCTGGGAGACTACGGCTGCAGTAGTCCGCGAGGCGCTGCCACTTGCTCGTCTCGTCCGTGCCGTTGCCGAGGATGTCCCAGTCTCGGACGTCGATGATGCCGGCGAACCCTGGGCCTGTAGGGCCTGCCGAGCCGGCGGCTCCTGTGGCCCCGACGAGGCGAGGGTTGCGCGAGCGCCCAGGCACCGAAACTACCTCACGTCAGCGTGACCGAGAACCAGCCGGCGGTGCCGAAGCACAGGTACAGCTTTTTGTTGGTCGTGTCCATGTAGAGGCGACCTATTTCGGTGCTCGCGTCACACTCCCCCGCGGCAGGGGCGCCTGCGGCCTGGGAGACCGTGTTTGCCGAGGTTGCCAGCCGGAGATAGCCGTATTTCTGGGAGTAGCCTCCGGTGTCGATTAAGGCGATCTCGGTGTTGGCGCTTTTGATCGTCCACGTCCACTGACCGTTCGTCCCGATGTCGAGGAACGACGCGCCGTCCTGAGTCGACATCCGCCAGGCGTTGGGAATGGTCACGTAGCGAGCCAGCAGCCCAGGCACCGGCATCGGAGGCAGCCCAGCGGTGAGCGCCACCAGGAGCACTACCGCGAGCCAGACGCGCAGGACGCCGCCGGCCCACCGGCCGATGCTCTTGAGGGCGCGCCTCATCGGGTGCCCGCCGCGCTGACGATGACACCTGCGTCATTGGTCGAGCCGGAGAGCACGAACGTGTCGAGGCTCCAGTAGCCGCAGCCGTAGAGCGCAGTGTTGCTGGGCGCGGTGGGCACAGACCAGCACGTACGCGCGAGGCCTGCCACCTGGATAGTGAGGTCGTTGAGCGGCTCCCGATGCCAGGCGCCGCCGTCCCCGTCCCCGAGCGGGTTGGGGTCGTAGTACCAGGCGCGCAGGGTGCCGCTGGTGATGGTCTTCTGCGTCGGCGTGGTGTCGCCGTTCGCAGCGACGCAGACGTTGATGGTCGTGACGCCATCGAGCACCAGGCCCAAGTCGCTCTTGACGCCCGCGTCCATCGCGCACGCGGCTGCAGGCACGGCGCCAGTGCCGTCCGTCCGCTGTGTCTTCACCCACCGTCGCGGCTGGACTGACGCAGCGAGGGCGACCGCAGCGACCATCAGAATCAGGAGTGTTGCTGCTCTGCGCATGTGGACCTCGAAAGAAAAACGCCGACCGTGCTACTCAGCGGTCGGCGAGGCTACAGGTCGGCGACCTCGACCGGAGCGCTACTGGGAGCTGATGACGCGCACGTAGTACGTCGCCGCCGCGGGGTTTCCCGATGCGCCGTGTGCGCAGTGCCTCACCTTGACCGCGTTGGTTGCGGACACGTAGCACATCGTCCAGCTGTTCGCGTGCGGCATCGTAGCGGGACTGCCTACGATGCAGGGGTCACCGGCCGCTGCACCGGTGACGGTGATTGCGCTGGAGTCCTCGCAAGTGTCGGTGACGCCTGCGAAGTCGATGCTCGAGGACGCCCCGAGCGCCTGCGTGATGAGGTTGCCCGAGGTCGCCACCCGAGAGCCGGTGGCGACGAACAGCCCGTTCATGAACGCGACGCGGTTGCGCTGCAGGATGCTCGGCCCTGCGAGCGCAACGCTCGCGACCAGACCGAGCGCGAGCACCACAAGGAGATTTCGGCTGCGGTTGGTCACGACGCCCCCTTAGCTGTAGACGGTGGTGAGCAGGTAGCCGGCCGAGAAATCACCGGTGGAGTCCTGCGCGACGGCTTCGACCGAGAACTCCCAGCCAGACTCGAGCTCGCGAGCGCCCTGACCGCGTCCGAGCTCGGGCTTCTCGATGGTCTTGGTGTAGAGGCCGGCCGACTGGGCGAAGAAGGTCGAGCCGTAGGTCATGGTCTTGAGGCCCTGGGCCGGGTTCACGTGCGCGATGACCGCGTGCGCGCCCCAGACGCGGGAGATCGCGTCCGTCGCGCCCTTGTTCGCGGTGTTCTTCCGCGCGTCGGCGATGACGAACTCCAGCTCGAACAGGTCGGACAGCGCTGCGGCGAGCGCCTTGGCCGATGCCTGGCTGGTGTACTTCACGCGATCCACCACGTCGGGGTGCCGAGCGAGCGTGCGCAGCGCCTTCTTGTTGAGCACGCACATGTTCGCCTGCTTGAGACAGCTGTCCTTGACCGCCTCCTTGGCAGTGTCGAACTCGCTGAACACGTCGGTGCCGGCGGTGCCCCAGTTACCGCTCGCGGCGGTCAGCGCGGCGGGGTAGTTGCCGGAGGTCTGCGCCTTGGTAGCCGCAGCGATCTCGAGGTGGAGCATCAGGATATCCATGTTGTGCATGGCCTGAGCGGTCTCGAGGTCCGCAACCGCCGCGTCCGCGTTGGTCTTGTCGCGATCGAGAATGAGGCCCTTCCACGCGTACTCTTTGGTCGAGGCGCTGGCGGTCGTGTACTGGTACTCGCCGCTGGGCGCCTCGGTCCCGGAGGGCGCGGTCGGGTCCTGCACACGCAGGTTGTCCAGCTTCGCGATATAGAAGCTGAACGCCGACTTGTCGACGAGGCGCGCGGGGAAGAGCTTGAGGGCCGCATAATCCTCGAGCGCGTTGGCGTACCGGACCGAGAGGTCGGCGAGCGGGGTCGTGGTGCGAAACTGCGAGGGAATCAGCATGGCGTGTTGACCTCAGTCGTCCGTTACGAGTTCGGGGGGGCCTTGGGCGCAGGGCCCGCGAGGAGGACGGCGATGGTGTCGCCCGAGGCGCCGCCCTGCAGCGCCCAGCCGACCGAGCGCGCGGTGGCGCCAGCGGCGACGTCGAGCTCACCGGTGCCGCTGCCCTTGACCATCAGCTCCTGACCGGCGGTGATGGTGGCACCGGCGCGGACCTCGGCGACGCCGAAGATCTGCACGAGCACCTGCTCACCGGAGGCGGCGGCGCCGTCGAGGCAGACGCCAATGGCGGCGTCGGTGATGGCGGTGCACGCGACCACCTGGCCCGCGGTCGTGTCGACCTTGACCATGGAGTTGGCGGTGATTGCTCCGCCAGCGATGAACGGGAGGGGCGAGGCCCCTGCGAAATTGTACTTCACTTGTCACCTCCGAAGGCCTTCACGAACAGCGCGCCCTGCTTGTTCTGCTCGGCGGCGAAGGCCACCGGGTACTTCTCACCGGCCTTCACCCGCGCGTCGACCGCGTCGAGGAACGCCTTGCGCGCGGCGACCGCGTCGTCCGCGCCGACGCCAGCGACGCCCTTGGCGGACTCGCCGACCGGCACCAGCTTGGGGCTGGCCTCGAGGAACTTGACCGACTCGAGACCGTGCGCGAGCGCGAGCTTCTCGAACCCCTCGCGAGTGGCGGGAAGCATCTTCCCGTCGCGAACGAGGCCGTCGAAGAAGGCCTTCACCTCGGCGACGCGGCCCTCAGCGCGAAGCGCGTCGCGCTCGGCGGTGATGGTCTTCACCTGCTCGGCGAGCTTGGCCACCTGGCCCGCGCTCTCGGACAGAGAGACGCTCGCGCCGTACAGCTTGGCGATGGTCGCCTCGACCTCCGCATCGGTCGCGGACTCCGCGAGCCGCAGCCACGCACGAACCTGCTTGGAAAAATCCACGTTTGCCTCGGTGTTCTCGCTGGCCGCAACGCGCGGCAGCTCGGTCAGAAAGGGGTCGTTGAGAAGCGCGGCGCCGAGCAGCTTGGCGCCAGAGCTCTTGCCGCTGCGCTTGTCGGTGCTGGCGGTGACGAACTCCGCGGAGAGGTAGCGGAGCTCGTCGGCGAGGATGAACCCCCGCGCGCGGTCGGTCCAGGAGATGAGCACCTCAAGCCCGGCATCCGTCACGCGGACGTCGGAAATCCAGCCGGCGGCGACTTTCTGCTCGGGTGTGCCGGGCGTGCTCGACGTGCCGAGGTGGAAGTAGTTGACGGCGCGCTCGGGCTTGCCCTCAGCCACGTAGTTCGCGGCCATCTCCTCGAGCACCTTACGGCTCAGGTCGAGCGAGCCGAAATCCCCGCGGTGCACCTTGCCGGGGGTGAGGAGCAGGTGCCAGCGGGGGGCCTTGTCAGCGCTGGGGTCAGCGAACGCGACACGGGCACCGGCGCTGTGAAGCGCCTTGGCCTGAGCCGCGAACTTGTGACCATACGTGACCATACGTCGAGACCTAAGCCGGTCTCGACGTGATTGTCAAGCGCCTTCGACAGGCACCAGCAGGCAGCGGCAGTTCGTCCGCCCAGCGCAGTTCCCCAACGGAGGCGTCAGCATGTAGTGCTCAGGGGTGCCGACCTGCACGCGAGTCCCGTCGACCGACTCGCAGTACGAGCACGTCGCTCCGTCGAGTACCGCGGAGAGCTCGAGCCACTCTACGTTCGCGTCGGCGAACTGCTGCTCTCGCCCGTCGGAGACCGAGCGAGTCACCAGGTAGCCGGCATCGGTGCGCAGCGTCCCTGTGGCCTCAATCTCCTCGACCACCCGCTGAGTCACGCGCTCGGCGATGGCTCGCTGCCGGGCTGTGTCCATCGGTACGCCCTGCTCGCGCCGCACCTCGGAGATGGCGGTGTCCCAGAGCTGCTGAGTCGTCCGGTCCTCAATGCGCTTGACGGTCAGGTCCACCGTGGCCTTGGCGGCTTTGTCCAGGTTGCCCCTGCGGCTCGCGAATCCGGTGGTGGCGCTAGCGCCGCGCAGGCGAGCGACCTCAGCCGCCGCCTGGTGGTACCCGAACGCCTGGCCGCTGCGGACCGCGTCGACCACAACGGACCGCAGCTCGGTCAGGTCGAGTTCGAGGTCCTCGAGCTCGCTCGGGTCACCGTCCGCCAGCGCCGCCTCGATGGCTGGCATCGCGGCCTTGAGGGTCGCGACCAGCACGGGCTTCGCTGCCGACTCGAACGCGGCGCGTGCAGCCGAAAAAAACCTGTCGAGTGCGGCCAGGTCGAGCACTGTCTCGCTCGGGCGCAGCTCCCGCTGAGGCATGAACGGCGCCATGTCGAGTCCGAGCTCAACACGCATGGCCTGGGTCTCTGCCAGCGATCTCGCCGCTCGACGCTGAGCTGCAGCGAGTGTGGCGAACGCCTTTTCGTCTACGCGCGGCGGTACGGTATCCTTACCGCCGTCCTCGCCATCGTCCGCGGGAGTGCCTTGCTTGGCGAACGCGGCCTGCGCAGCGGCTCGCATCGCCTCAGCCGCCGCGATGGCCTCGTCATCCGCAGGTGGAAGGCCCATGCGCTCGCGCAGGTGGTCTTCGTCCGCGCGAGAGAAGTGCAGCGCGCCCGCGTCGCTCAGCGTCTTGGCCGCGGTGGACAGCTGAGTCACATCCATGTCCGGCCGCTTGGGCCGCAGACACAGCCTCGGGTAGTGCGCCTGCGGACCGAAGTTCATGTCGACGAGTTCGCGCACGATGCCGGGGGTCTGCTCGGTACCGTTGAGCACCGCCTCGACCCACGCCCTCACGCCCTCGACGAATCCGTTCTGCGAGGCCGCCTTCACGTCTCCGACCGCGCGGGAGCCGGTGTCGCCCGTGCCGAGCGCCTGCTGCTCGGCCTGGACCACCTCGAGAATCGCGATACCGAGCGCGCGCCACGTGTTGAGCACGCTCGACTTGTCGTGCGCGCCGCTAAAAACCCAGTCCAGCTTGAGACCGGGAGGGAGAATCATGTACGCGTTCTCGTGGTACACCATCGAGCGCAGCGTGGCCTCGATGTCGTCGAGTTCCGCGTCGGTGACCTGGCGGCTCTCCGGGTCCTGCGTGATAACCGGGACGCCACACGCCTCGCGCTGGTGACCAATGGCCAAAATCTTCAGCAACTGCGCGCGCAGCTTCCCGATGTACCAGACGCTGCGGAACGCAGGCACGCCCGCGTAATTGTCGCCAGCACGTCGCCAGCTGGCTAGCAGGCAGTGTGCAGCGTCGAGGTCGACCTGGATCCACTGGCCATCGCGCACACCGCTCTGACGGATGGTGACGAGCTTGCCGTCCTTGGTAATCCACCCATCCGCGCGCACAGACTCGGGCAGACGCTGCTCGAGACGAGCCAGGTAGACGGCCACGCCGCCAGGGACGCGAGGGTCCGAGCGGGTGCCCATCACGCGCTCGTGCAGCGAGAACCCGTATCCGAGGCCATAGTGCACCAGCTGCTCGATGACGAGCGCGATACTGGGGTCGAGCCACCGAGCGAACTGGTCCTCGAGAAACTCGACGATGTTGGGGTCGGCCTCGTTGGGGTCGATGGACACGGTAGCATCGCGCAGCGGGGCGCTCACCATGTTCAGCCCGCTGGCTACGGCGGGGTCGGTCTTCTCGAGCAGCTGCCACTCGCCCCACACGCCTCCCGGGGTGCCGAACGCGCGGGCGTGCTGGAGCGCCGTGACGTTTTCGACCGAGAGTAGGCCGCTGTAGAGCGCGGTGCCCGAGACACCCTTGGCCTTCTCGATGCTGAGAATCTGCGCGGGGTCCTCGACCTCGACGGTCGGCTCTACCTCAGGCGACTCCTCGACCTGCTCGGCGAGGACAACGCGGCGTTTGAACCTATCCCAGAATCCCATGGGCAGTTTCCTATCACGTTGTCAACGGCGCGACTAGACAGTAGAGCCGCGCGAGCTGACCTGGACACCCTCGCCGAGGGACTAGACCGCACTGCCGCACTATCCCCCGCCGAGCCATGCCTGAAATCAGAGAAAAAACTTGTTTCTGCGAACGACCTAGGCGACGGGCGACGTCTCCTACCGTCATGGGTCCCTCAGTCAACAGGCGCTCTACGTCCGGGCGGTAGCTTCTGGCCGGCGCGCGCACCGGCATGCCGAGGCGACGCTTGATTGCCGTAGCTGTGTTCTTGCTCACGGCTAGGGCGTCCTTGAGAGCACGGCCATCGACGTACGACTGCAGCTGACTCCGCAGGTCGTGCGGTATCTGCGCCAGCGCCTCTCGAGCCTGAGCAATGCTCTCCGGATCACGCCTGTCTGTCCGACGAACCTCCACGTACCTGTCACCACCCCTCGCCAGCGCCACACGCACTGCGTGCTTAGCTGCCTTACGGAAACACCCGTAGGCGAAACCAGGGTCACATAACTCCGCACGATCTACAGAACTCAACACCTCGACCACAGCAGCGGAAGCCAGATCCTCGAGCTCCAGATCGCCTCTGCCGACTAACCCACTGCGCCGCAACACTTGAGCAGCCGCCGTGCGAGACAATCTCAACCAGTCTAATCCATCCATTGGAGAGAAACAGTTTATCACATCCGCGACTAGCGACTGGTGCTGCCCGAGCGCTCGCTGGGAAGTGAATCGGCCCACTCCAGTCGGCCGAGTTCCTTGCCTCGCTTCATGATTACAAGCTCGTCGGCTTCCTTTTTGACGAAGGCCCAGTAGAGAAGGTGGACCGCTCGACGGAAGACCTCGGTCCTGTTCGAGTGACGGCCGATCCTCTTTGCTAGTTCATCGGCGCGGTTCAAGTCCTCCGACTCAAGGTTCATGCTCGCTTTCTTGAGGCGCGCCGTCACGGACTGTTCTTCTTGCATAGAGAAACAGTAATATCACATCCCGCGGCTGGCGTCACCTGCCGACTGGCGCGGGGTCCGAAACCTAGACTGAGCCCCGGCGGGCGGTGCGGACAACCGGCCGAACCATCGCTCCAGCATCTGGCTCAGGGCATCTACCTGGTCGTCGTGTCGCCCGCGGGGGAACGCCTCGCACTCCTCGAGCAGCTGATCGACGGCTGGGCCTCGAACGTCGCTGACCCAAGCCCCCGTCCGACGAGCTCGCAGCTCCCCGGGCGCGCGGTCGAACACCACCACCGAGCCGGTCGAGTCCTGCGGCAGCCACACGTTGCCCGCCTCGACGAGCGGTGTGACGGCTCGCGCCCGCGCCTCCTTGGCTCGCGCTCCGGGGTCCACAGCCACGAGGCCAGGGACCTCGTCACGCAGCAGGCGCAGGATGGCGGGGCCGTTCGCCTTGTCCTCGACGAACCAGCCTGTCACCTGCGGCCACTCCGCTCGCGCCTGCCGCACGAGCGCCACGGTGCCGACCACGTCGACCTTGCGCCGATAGCTCGCCACCAGGTACGCGTTGGGGCCGCGCCGCGCCCAGACCTGGAGCACCACAAAATCGCTCGTTGACTCGCCTTTGAATGCGCAGTCGAGGCTAGCCCCCCACTCGTCGAGGTCCGCCGGGAGCTCGTCGTAGCGGCGCCACCAGTGGCGCTTGAACGTGCCGCCACCCGCCGGCTGGGGGCGCTGCTGCATCTGACCTGCGTAGCCCTCGGAGCCGAGAGTCACGCGCTCTTGGTCGAGGTACTCGAGCGGAAAACGGCTCGGCATGAGCAGCTCGCCAGGCGTAGAGCGCGGGTCGGACCAGCCGAGCCACGTGGGCTGCGGACACGCGCCAGGCTCCCACTCCATCGGCAGCGACAGGTGCGCCCACTGCCCAGCCTCGCGTGAGAGCAGGTGCCCTGCGAGGTCGACCTCGTGCAGACGTTGCATGATGACGATGCGTTTGCTGCGCTCTGGGGACGCGATTCGATTGTGCCAGGTCGCGTCCCACCAGCGCTCGTTGATGGCTGTGCGGTGAGCCTCGGAGTGGATTTCTTTGGGGTCGTTCGGGTCGTCACAAGCCAGCAAATCCGCGCGCTCGCCGACCACCGCGCTGCCAGCGCCGAGCCCCTGCCGGAATCCGCCAGCGGTATTCGCGAATTTTTGTTTCTCGTCCTGGTCCGAGCTGATGCGCCACGCTGGCCGGAACGTCTGTTGGTACCAGTCGCTCTTGACCAAGCTACGGCACTTGAGACTGTCGCGCGTGACGACGCCGGGGCTGCCGCTCGCGAACAGCATCCGGTAGCTCGGCACTCGCAGCCACTGCCAGGCTGGCGCGAACACGCTCACGAGCAACGACTTCATCGTCCCCGGAGGAACGTTGAGCAGCAGATTCTGCGGCGTGCCTGGGGCATCGACGAGCAGAGCCTCGACGTGCGCGCAGACCGCGTCGAGGTGCCAGTTCCATTGCAACGGCGTGTCTGGTTCGAGGACGTGCCACGCGGCCTGAACGAATGAGGCCAGGTCGCGGCGTAACCACTCTGCCTCGACGTCTGCGATGTGAACATCGTTCACGTAGGCGTGACGTCCTTCTCGAGCGCCTCGGGCTGCTGCTCGGTCTCGAGCTGCATCTTGCGCCTGAGCCGCAGATACTCGGCAAGCTCGGGCTTGCTGAGTCTCGAGATGTCCTGCGCTGGCGCTGTCTCGCCAGCTGCAGCCAAGCGCAGCGTCTCGGGCATCTTGCCGAGGGCTCTGTCAGCGAGCCAGGTGGCCGCGGTGATGCGGTGCTTGACGTCGAGGTCGACGTGCCCCGGCAGCTCGTCGCGCATGACCGAGAGGAAAAACGCGGCGATCTCGAACGTGTCGCCAGTGAGCTCGTGGATTAGCTGCGAGAATTTCTGAGGGTCGCACGCGCCACGCCAGAGCCGATGCGAGTCAGGGATGCGGAATGGCTGCACCTCGAGCCGAGGCCGCACAGGCTGCCCGGGTTTGTGGCTGCGCTGCTCTGGCAGCAAGGCCTTCTCGCCCCGCTCGGCGCGCTGCTCG